CGACTCGACGGCCGAATATCGGTCCGACCTGGATCATTTTGCAGAATTCCTGTCCGACTGTTTCATTGTCGACCGTAATGGGTGCACCTCTAGATTGGCGCTCCGGAAAAAATATGAGGCTTGGGCAGAGGAGGTAAATCGTAAATCTTTGCTCACGGCTCCGCAGATTGCGGCAAAGCTAAGGTTGCGAGATTGCGGAGAAAAAATCATCAGGGGCACGCGGTACTGGTACGGACTGCGAGAGCGGGAGCTAACCGATGAATAGGTCTACGGAACCGGTTCCAGGGTGCACTTCCGATCACCTGATCCCAAGACTTTTTATTAACGCGCGGGAAATAGTAGAGTGTATGGATCCAGTGAACCCATCTGCACCCTCTGCACCATGCGTTTTTCGGCGAGCAAAAACGAACATGGCGACAACTGACAAATTACTGACATCCTGCGCGCGTGCCAAGAAAGACCGTCAAAGTGACCATTAAGATCAGCGCAACCCTAATTATTCGCGACGAATCGAGCACACTCGAGGCCTGTCTCGCCTCGATTCGGCAGCATGTCGACGAATTGGTGATTGTCGATACCGGTTCGACCGACAATTCCCCCTCAATTGCTGCTCGATTCGCCGATAAGCTCGAGACTTGGACGAAATGCAACGATTCGGATGGCAACATTGCCGACTTTTCGGCCGCTCGGAACCACGCGCTCACCTTGGCCTCTGGCGACGCGCTGGTGTGGTTTGACGGCGACGACCTAGTCAGGGGTGCCGAGAACCTGCGAAAGCTCGCCAGCGAGGCGTATACGCGCTCCCCGGGGCAAGCGTGGTCGTGGATGTGCCCCTACGAATACGAGCGCGACGCCTCGGGCCGGGTCGTGACGCTGCAGTGGCGCGAGCGGCTGGTCTATCCGCGGACCGGCTGGGAGTGGCGCGGCCCGGTGCATGAGGGTCTGCTGGGCCGAGCCGGGACCGAGCCGAGCTACCTGCAGACCGACCTGGTCACGGTGCAGCACGAGACGCGCCGCTCGACCAAGGCGCGTGACCCGCAGCGCAATTTGCGCATTCTCGAGAGCTACGTGCGGCGCGTCGGCGAGAGTGATCCGCGCTCGCTGCACTATCTGGGCGCCGAACTCATGCGCAACCAACGGCTCGGTGAGGCGATGAGCTGGTTCAAGCGACACGCCGCGCTCGCGCCATGGTCGGATGAGCGATGCTTGTCGCTGATGCACGTGGCGCGTTTCCATTTCGCGATTGGTGATTTTGCCGAAGCGATCGAATGGGCGTTGCGCGCGACGGCAACGAAGGCGTGGCCCGAGCCATATTGGTTGATCGGAATGGCGTGCTGCGAGCAGGCTCGAGCTGGCATTGACGAGACGCACAACTACGCTCGCGCCGGTCACTTTATGCAGCGCGGTTTTCAGCTCGACACTGGCGGGTCCGGTTCGCTGCTCATGAAAGACCCGACGGCGCGCTACGACGCGCACGCAATCTACGCACCGGTGCTAGCCAAGCTCGGTCGGATCGATGAGGCAATCACATCGGCGGAAGCGGGGCTCGCCGGTAAGCCGGAGCTGGAGCATCTGAAAACGAACTTGCATGACTGGAAGCGCGCCAAGGTATTGATGGCAGTTGGCGAGCTCGAGCGCATTGGTGCAATCGCTGCGCACGTGCGGCCGATCGTTGAGGTCGCATTGCGCGAGGGCAAGCGTCCGGAGCTGGACCGAGCCGAGCACAATGCGCGCGCATCGGCGCCGATGCTTACCGCTCGCCAAATCGACGCGATGAACAAGGGCGCGCCGCCAGACTTGCTCGATATCGTGTTCTTTCTCGGTCACCAGATCGAACCATGGACGCCGTGCACGCTTGAACGCGACGGCATGGGCGGCTCGGAGACGATGGCTTGGGAGATGAGCAAGCGCCTGGCCGCGCTCGGGCATCGCGTCCGGGTCTACGCGCACTGCGACGCCGAGCACCCCGAGGGCAACTACGACGGTGTCGAGTGGTTCGACGAGCAAGCGTTTCTCGATCCGCTCAGCTGCGACGTGCTTATCAGCTCAAGGCGCAGCGACGTGGCGAACGCGACGCACATCCAAGCAGCTGCTCGTGTGCTCTGGGTGCATGATGTACATGTCGGCGAAGGCTTCACGCCGGCCGAAGCGGTGCGGTTCGATTTGATTTGGTGTCTGTCGAACTGGCACGAGGAGCATTTCCTCAAGTGCTACCCGTGGCTCAATCCGAACAAGGTGGAGGTAACGCGCAATGGAATCGACACGAAACGATTTGCTACCAATGCTGTGTCACGGCAAATGCACAGGGCTATTTACAGCTCTAGTCCTGACCGCGGTCTCGCCGAAGCCGTTGCGGCCTGGCCAAGGGTTCGTGAAGCAGTTCCTGACGCCGAGCTGCACGTTTTTTATGGATTCGAAAACTGGGAGCGCACGCTCGCGCGAATCGGCGACCACCCGGATCCGCACTGCAACCGCGCGGCGCTGAACGCGCTGAAGCTCGCCATCGTGAAGACGAAAGGCGTGGTGCTGCATGGGCGGGTCAACCAGCGCGAGCTGGCGCAGGCGATGCTGGGCGCTGGGGTTTGGTTCTATCCGACGTGGTTCGCGGAGACGAGCTGCATCACGGCGATGGAGGCGCAGACAGCGGGGCTGCGGTGTGTGTGTCCGCCGTTGGCCGCGCTGGCCGAGACAGTCGGCCAGCGAAGAATTTGGCCCAGCAAGCACGACGACTGCATTCCGGACCTCATCGGTGCATTGAAACGCACCGACAATTTCGCAGAGCAATGCAAGCTTCCGGACTTCTCCCTCGACACTCTCGCCACCGATTGGCAAACGCGCCTGACCGCGCTGGTCGAAGCGCAGCGCGCCAACGTGGTGCCGGTGTTTCAGGAGGCGGCGCAGTGAAACCTCTCGAGTTCATCGCGCTCGACAACTACCGCTACACCATGGATGCGATTGACCGCGTGGAGCAGCTGGCCGACTTCAAGATTTGCTGCGCGAGTGAGAGCGCGTATCACCCCTCGTTGTGGAGCTTCCTGGACGAAATGGACGTCCGCGCGGAATGGTGGCATCCGCAGCAAGGCGACGTGGTTTGCGACGTCGGTGCGGACTTCGGGAGCTACACTTTGCCGGCTCTTGCTGCTGGCGCGAGTGTCATCGCGTGGAGTCCAGCGTTCAAGACCGGCGAGAGCTTCGAGGCGGATGTGCTGCTGCGCTCGATGAGAGAAAATGGGTTCGGTTGCGCGCTGTTCAAGGTCGGGCTGTGGTCGCGACGTGGCTTTCTGAGGGCCACGGATTGGTCGCAGCTGGCCGAGTTTTCCGTCTCCGAGCCAGATGGCGAAATCGTATTCGGGGTTGAGACACTCGACAGCTATGAGCTTGCGCCGCAGTGGCTCAAAATCGACGCGGAGGGTGCCGAGTTGCATATCCTGCAGGGTGGCGAGCAAACGATCCGAACGAGCAAACCGCGCGTGCTGCTCGAGCATCATCTGCACATCGACCCCGACTGTCGCGCGAAATGCACGGCGTTCCTGGAGTCGCTTGGCGTCGGCTACAAGTCGGACGGCTACCGTCCGCACGGGGCCATCGCGCATGAGTTTTTCACATGCGTCTAGAATCAACATTAGGGAAATTTCAGCCGGAGCCGCTGCTATGCGAATAGCTGTCACGTACGGCCCGATGTGCCTGATGCGCTCGCCTGAGGAGACATGGGCAGACCCGCGCACTGGCTCGGAGGTCGGGTGGAGGCGCATCAGCGAGGAGCTAGCTGTGCTCGGTCACGATGTCCACCCGGTTAGCCGCGACTATCACACGTCGTCGCTTGATGTGGCCATCAGCATCAACGAGCCGGATTCGCTCAGGGACTACCACCATGCGACGCTCCGTGTCTGCATGTTTTGGCTGAACGAATTTTCATTTTGCCAAGAAGGATTTGATGATCATGTCGATGTCTATTGCTCGCCGTCCCAAGCGCATCTTGACCAAGTCCTCACGACCTGGAAAGCACAAAGCCCGGCGAAGTGGGTTGTCAATCATCTGGGATGTGATCCCGATCGGCATCCCAACGCGCGGCGAGCTGCAGGGCGTGTTGTGTATTGCTCATCGCCTGACCGCGGACTGCATCGTCTTCTTGAGGGATGGCCCGCAATCAAGCGAGCCGTTCCGCATGCCACGCTCAAAATCTTCTATCGTCTCGAAGAATGGCTCCGCGGCTTCGACGTCACACCCTACTACCCGCCGATCGAAAAGCTCCGGAACCGCGCGCTCTACATCGAAGAAGCGCTCCGCCGGCTGAGCGGGCCCGAGTGGAGCGTCACCGTTTGCGACTCGGTCGACCGCGTCACACTGGCGCGCGAGCTCGCTCAGGCCGAAGTGTTCGCCTACCCGTGTGAGACCACGTCGTGGAGCGAAGGCTTCAGTTGTTCGACGCTCGAAGCGTGCGCCGCCGAAGCGTGCCCCATCATCACCGACTGCGACGCATTCGCCGACGTGTATCGCTCGCTTGACCCGGTTCCGGTGGGAAATTGGCAGGATTGGCGCGACCGAGTGATTTTAGCGTTGACAGATGCAGAATTCCGCCGCGAAATGAACGGGCGAGCAAAAAACCTCGCAGAAGGATTGACATGGAAAAGGCACGCGAAGCAGCTCGAGACGGACATACTGGCGCGCCTGAGGTGATGGCGCCGAACGAACCGTTCGTGAACGCGGCGGGTCGCATCATCAACGTGGCGTTTGGCGAATTTCGGTGCGTGAGCATCATCGAGAGCGTCGCTGGCTCGACCAGGTCAAAGCACTATCACCGGACCGATTCGCATGTGCTCTACGTGCTGAGCGGCGTGATGCACTACTGGCAGCGCGAGCTTGATGGCAAGTATCCAATCGCGCCGACGATAATCCTGGAGGGTGAGAGTATCTTCACGCCCGCGTTGGTCGTACACAAGACGTACTTTCCGGTTGCGACCGTGCTCATCAGCGCGAGCAAGAACCCGCGCGACACCGTCTCGCATGAGGCCGACGTAGTGCGGGTGGACGGCTGATGCGCCTCGCAATTGCGATCGTGGTGGGCAACTTAATGCTGACCGCAATCGGTCTGCATTTTACGTTTCAGGCTTACTGCGAAGAGAAAGAACACGCCGAGTTTCTGTTCGATTGCACGCACATGCAACGGCCGGACGTGTGCGAAAACCAATGGCTCGCTTACGAGGCGCAGCGATGAGTCTCGAACAAGACGCATTCGACGATCCGCCAGGCTGGCCAGCCCAGTCAGGTCGCATACGCAAGGTGCGGGTGCGATTGGTTTGCTATTTGGCCACTCGAGCGCGGCAACGAATGTCAGCACTCGCTACCAATCGCGTACGCGCAGCAAAGATGGCCGCACGTGTCTGACTACACCGCGCGCACTCGATGCCGCCTTTGCGATTCGCACAAGCTTGACGTCTCGCTTGACCTCGGCGAAACGCCGCTGGCGAATGAGCTCGGCGGAACGGAGACGTTCCCACTCGTGGTGCTCCGCTGCGAGGACTGCGAGCACCATCAGCTCAGCATTGCCGTCTCACCCGCCAGACTCTGGGGACCTAGCTATCCGTATCAGAGCGGCACGTCCCCGGTCATGCGCCAGCATCTGCGTTTGTTGGCCGACGAAATTGCCGAGCTCGCACCTGGCGGCAACGTGCTCGAGCTGGCCAGCAACGATGGGACGCTCGTCAAACTGCTGCGAGCTCGCGGCATTCGGTCGGCGATGGGCATGGATCCGAGCGGCCCGGACGATGAGGAAAACGGTCTATTCCAAATGAGTTGGCCCGAGCCATACCCACGCGCCGATGAGGATGTGATCGTTGCGCTGAACGTTTTCGCGCACGTCGACGATTTGCACGGCTTCACTGCGGCGATCAAGAAATCGCTCAAGCCGAACGGCGTGTTCATTTTCGAGGTAGGCTACGTGCGTGACGTTGTCGAGCGCGGGCTGTTCGATGTGATTTATCACGAGCACATGTCGTATCACTCGCTTCATCCGCTCCGAGTTTTCTTCGATCATCACGGGTTGCGGCTGACCAAATTCGTTCGGAACGATTCGCAAGGCGGCTCGATTCGCTGCTACGTGCGACATCACGACGGTACGCCGCTCACGGTCGACCCGGAGCCGGTGTTGGACATGAGCAAGATGCGCGAGACAATCGACGTGCGGTCTGCCGCGTTGCAATCAATCATCACCAGCACCCGCGGCACATTTGCCGGCTACGGCGCTCCGGCGAAGCTCACCACGATGATGTACGCGACCGGGCTGCGCGAATACTGCGATCTCCAATGCGTATTCGATGACAATCCGCTCAAGGTCGGACGCACCACGCCAGGAGCGCACGTGCCCATTGTTAGCTCTGCTGAGCTGCTCGAGCGCGCGCCGGACAACTTGGTGTTGTTCTCTTGGAATTTCGCCGATGCGATCACGGCGCGACTTCGAGCGTTCGGATACAAGGGCAACATCATCAACCCCATGAGCCCGCATTGAGCCGCGTTCTGATTACCGGTGGCGCCGGCTTCATCGGTCGTCATCTCATCGCGCATCTGCTCGCGTCGACCGATTGGCGCCTGACCGTGCTCGACCGGCTCGGCGAGGGCTCGGACCTGACAGCGTTGCAGCAAGACGAGCGCGTCAGGTACGTTTGGCACGACCTGCGCGCATCACACATGCGCGAATCGATCGGGGTGGACTACACGCACGTGATTCACCTCGCTGCGGCATCGCATGTCGATCGCAGCGTGCGCGTTCCGCTCGATTTCGTCGCCGACAACGTGACCGGTACGTCGCACTTGCTCGAGTTTGCGCGACTTTGCGGTTCGCTTGAAAAGCTGCTGCATTTCAGCACGGACGAGGTTTTTGGCGCCGCGCCGCCCGGAAAGGCGTTCGATGAATACGATTCTCTCGCTCCGACCAACCCGTACGCCGCGAGCAAGGCCGCAGCGGAGACGCTTTGCTCGGCCTGGGCGAGCACGTACGGCCTTCCGATCGTCGTCACCCGGTGCACTAACGTGGCAGGGGCCGGTCAGAATGGTGAGAAATTCATCCCGAACACCATCGGCAAGATTCGGCGCGGAGAGGTCGTGCAAATTCACGCGCGTGACGGCGTGGCGAGTAGCCGTAAATACATCGACGTAGCGGACGTGTGCGCGGCAGTGGTGACCGTGCTCGAGCGCGGCGGCATCATCAGCGGGCGCCGGACGGGCTACTACAACATCGGTTCGGATCATGAATATTCGAACGTTGACATTGCGACGTGCTTGGCCGACTTGCTCGAGACGTCAATCACGTACGAGCTGGTGACGGACCCGCCGAATCGTCCGAGGCCGGACATGCGCTACGACGTAAAAACCGATCGACTCAAAGCGCTCGGTTGGATGCAGCGTGTCCCCATTCTCACGACGCTTGACCGATGCGTGAAGGGCACACGATGAAATGCCCAAGATCATGATTCGTTGCATGCTCATCCGGTTAGCTCCCACGAACGCGAGGCGAGATGAGAATCCTTGATCTCTCCGCCGGCAACCGGGCGATCTGGTTCGATAAGCGTTGCAAGATCGCCACGTATATCGACATTCGCCCCGAGGTCAGCCCTGACATCGTCGCCGACTCTCGGCAGCTGCCGGCGGATATCAAACCGGGCTTCGACTTGATCGTGTTCGATCCGCCGCACAAGAACAACGGCGCGTCGGGCCACATGAGCCGGAACTATGGGCACCACACGGCCGAGGAAATAACCGACATCATGCAAAAAACTGCGAAGGAGGCACACCGTATATCGAGGGTAGGCGGGCTCATGGCGTTCAAATGGAACGACCACACCCGCAAGCTGTCATCGGTACTGCCCCTGCTAGAGCCGTACTGGTACCCGCTATTTGGGCACGGTGTGTCGCACCAGCAGCGATCGTCGCAAACCTCATGGGTAATGCTCCTATACGAGGATCTCTGCGGGTGGGAGTCAACCGGATGAGCATGATTCGTTGGCTGCTTAGCGGTGAGTCATGAAATTCGGCCTAGTCGGTCGCGGTCCGCAAGCTGCTCGCTATCTCGAGCAGAAAAACAGCGCCGGGCATGTCGTCTCGCAAGTGCACGGGCGAATCAGCGCGCCAGACTATGACGATTTTCTCAAGACGGTGGACGCTGTGATCATTGCCACGCACCCAGCCGGTCATCGTGAGCTAGCTCTAGCTGCGATTCGTCACGGAAAGCCGCTCATCGTCGAAAAGCCGCTAGCGCTCAATTTGACCGACGCGCTCGGCATCATCTCGGCGGCTGAGACGTCGGCGGTGCCGCTTGAGGTCGCGCATCTGCATTTGTGGCATGAGCGCTTCCCGTCATTTCTGGTCGGCGCGACGCATGCGAGCGTGAACCTGACCTATTGGCATCACAGTCGCGATTATTCTGCCTGGCTCGACTGGGGTCCGCACGTGATGGCCGCGCTCGAGGCGACCAAAGCGCCCGATGTGAGCTGGACTTTCCTGCAAGGCGCCCACCGCGAGTTTCGGCTAACCGTGCTGGACGCTCAGGACCGGCGGTACGTATTCACCGGGCGCGAGGGGTATCAGCAGACGCCGATGCTGCACATGCTCGCTGCGTTTGCACGTGGGCACACTTGGGGTTACGAATTTCAACGGCGCGTCTATCGCGCGCTGTTCGCACACGAGGAGAAACTGAATGGCGAATGAAAAAGTCGGCGCGATTGTGCCGAGCAGCAACACCGACGGGTTGCTGCTGAGCGGCGTGCGATTGCCTGCAAACGTGATGCTCCCGAACGGCGACACGGGATTTGCGGTTGGCTCGCACCTGAAGACCGGTTTCGGCGTCGAGGGCATCGTGCTCGAGATGCGCATCGTTGGCAACAATGTGCTCATCAGCATGGAGGGTGGTCACCGCGCCGTGCTATTCAGCTCGGGCATGTTGGGTCAGGCGCTATGATGCGTCCATACGCCGACAACGTCTGGATCCAGCTTGAGCCGCTCGAGACGATGAGCGCGGGCGGGCTGCACTTGCCGCAGCAGTCGCGTCAGGGTGCCCGTGGCTCGCGTTTCGCTCGGGTGCTGGCGAGCGGCCCGGGTCACTACCGCCAGGTCAACGCCGGTGCGAACGGCACGCGCGACCAGGCGTTTTTGCCGAACGAGACGCGCCCTGGTGACCGGGTGCTGGTCGATGCGATGGCGGGCCAGGCCTGGGAGGCCGAAATGTCGATGCCCAGGCACAATAAGGGCGGAGACTTCGGGGATTCTCGAATCGTGCGCGAAAGTGAAATACTTGCTATTCTGAGCGAAGCATGCTGACCCTTTTGCTCGCGAATTTGCGATGAACAAGTCGACGCGCGGAAAGCTCGGAGTGCTCGAGCGGCAAGTTACGAGTTTCGTCGAAATGGCAGACCTGCCGACGTTCGAGGAACGCAAACGTGCGCTGCTAAAGAAATGCGATGAGGCGTACGCGGTCGCCGAGATTGGTCGTGGGCGAACGACCAAGACGGGCAACGAAATCAGCGACCCGGATTGCGGCGGCATGATCAAATGCATCGAGCTTGCGGCGCGCATCATGGGCGTGCTGACCGAGGCGGAGCGACGCGCGAAAGATGGCGACGGTGATTCTCGAGCAGCGGACCTCGAGGAAGTGGCGAAGCTGATGAGGCTCGCCGGCTACGTCGTATCCAGAGCCGCTTGAACGCTATCGCGTTCCCATCGCGCGCGCTCGATTCGCTGCACATGGCAGCGGGTCGGCCGCGCTTTCTCGAGGCGATCGAACGCAACCCGCAACAGGCCGAGTTCGTGCGCGACCCGGCGAAACGCAAGACGGCGCTCTGCGGTCGACGCGGCGGCAAGACGACGGGCATCGCCGGCTGGCTATATGGCGGCATGGTCGAGAAGCCCGGCACGCGCCAGGTCTACATCGGCCTATCGCGCGGGCTCGCTCGGCAGATTCTCTGGGACAACATCATGGTCAAGATGGTCAAGGAGTACGGCTTGCCGCTCCGAGAGACCACGCGCGACGGCCATTTGATCATTCAGCACGCGAACGGCTCGAGCTTGTGGATTGCGGGCTGCAACGACAAGCGCGAAATCGACAAGTTCCGCGGCCAACCGTTCTTTCGCGTCAACATCGATGAGGCACAAGGCTTTCCGGATGAATTGCTGCAGCTGCTCGTGGAGGACGCGATCGAACCCGCGCTCGGCGACTACGACGGGCAAATCGCGCTGACCGGCACGCCGTCACCAATCGACGTCGGGTACTTTCACGGCGCGACAACCGGCACGGCGCCGGGCTGGTCGCATCACCATCATTGGGACGTGCGAGCCAACCCTCATTTTGCTGCTCGTGCTGAGGACTACCTAGCGCAGGTGCGAGCGAATCACGGCTGGAGCGAGGAGCACCCGACGTACCAACGCGAGTATCTCGGGCGTTGGGTCCACGATGCGAGCGCGCTGATTTATCCGTTCACCCATGAGGTGAATAATTGGGAGCCGGCTGGCGAGACGTTCTACGGGCTCAACCCGGACGCCGAGTGGACGTTCGGTCTCGGTATCGACCTTGGCTACTCAGAGGGCGCGAAGACGCTCGCGTTCACGCTGGCCGCCGCGCAGCGCGGCACCGGCAACGGCTACTTGTTGCGATCGTATCTCAAAGATCGCATGTACCCGGGCAAGCTCGCGACGTACTGCCAGGACATGCGCGAGCGCGTGCGCACGGAGACGGGCTGTCATTTACGCATCGTGGTCGATGAGGGCGGCTTGGGCGGCGGCTGGACGGAGCAAATGGAGGCGCTCGGCGTGACGTGCGAAGCGGCCGAGAAGATCAACAAGCGCGCATACCAGGAGTACGTGGGCGGCCTGATTTCGACAGGTCAGCTCAAGGCGAACTACCCAGCGTGCTCGGATTTGCTCTCAGAGGCGCGAAAGCTGCAGTTTGACGACGATACGGGCAAGGAAGACGAGCGATTTCGGCGTCATTGCTGTGATTCGATGCTCTACATCGTGCGCGCGCTGTTCCCCAAACACGCCCCGGAGCAGCACGGACCTGTGCCAGAGCCTGGCACACCCGGTTGGGCCAATTTGCAAATGGCACAGGAACGCGCGAGGATGATTCGCGAGCAGCTCAAAAAACGACGCTAAATGGCACGACCGAAAAGCACCGTCAAATCGAGCATCACTGGCACTGCGTGGCACAAGTTGAGCCAAACCGAGATGGGGCCGGCCGTTGCGCGACTGGTCGGCGCATTCAAATCGGAGCAGGCCGGGCGTCGCACTCGGTACCGACGCAATCTCGAGCTCTACGAGCGACGCAAGCTGAGCGGCTACACCGCGGGCAGCTACGATGACAGCGACACAAACACGGATTTCGAGCGCGACCGACTCGGGCTGATTCGCTCCGCCGTCGCGACGGCTGTCTCGAGCGTGTACGCGCCGCAAAAACCGAAGCCGCAATTTCAGACGAGCGGCGCGACGTGGGCGATTCGTCGCCGCGCCTACAAGCTCGATCGCATTTGCGAGGGCATCATCAACCAGCGGCAAGGGCGTTGGCTCAACGTGTGGGCGTTGATGACCGATGCGGGTGCGGAGTGTGCGGTGCAGGGCGCAGCGTGCATCAAGGTTTTCTCCGACCTTGCCAACAAGCGTGTCGCGCACAAACTCATCCCGTCGCCGGACATCTGGTTCGATCCGACCGAGGGACGCACGCCGCGCAACATGTTTCACCGCGAGCCGATCGCGCAAGAAGTCGCACTGCAGCTCTGGCCCAAAGCGCGCGCGACGATTCTCGGAGCGCAGCCGTACGAGTGGTACCTGACCAACGCGCAAAAGCCACGCGACTCGAAAACGATCGAGCTGCAGTTTGCGTATCGATTGCCTGATTCCGATGAGGAGCCCGGCAAATGGTGCGCGGTGATCGGCGGCGAAGTCGTCGATTCAGGCGACTGGGACGCGCCGAGCTTTCCGATCGTCGTGCTCGGCTGGGAACCGCATCGCGAGGGGCCGTGGTACGCCGGCATCGCTGACGAGGGCGCAGGGCAAGCTGAGTTTTGTTCCGAACTCTATTTGCGGCTTCGCTTTCGCGCTATCGTCGCGAGCGGCAAGAAGATTTACTACCCGGCCGGGCAAATCAAACCCGATGACCTTGCGCTCAATGATGCCGTGGTCGGTGTGCCGTACGACGGACAGGTTCCACCGACCGAGAGCATGACGCCGCCGTTCACGCCGACCGAGCTGGAGTTTTTGAAGTACAGCGTCCAGAATTTCTGGGACGCGATCGGCATCTCGCAGGTGAGTGCGGCCGCGCGACGCGAGCAGGGCGTGAGCAGCGGCGTCGCAATGATGACGCTGAACGACACGAAGGCTGGTCGTCAGCTAGTCAAGGCGCAGCGCTACGAGCAGGCTTTCGTCGACCTGGCGCATCAATACGTTTGGCGACTGCGCGAGCTCGCGGCGCACGACAAGGACTTGCTGATTCAGTGGGCGGGTAAGCGCCTGATTCGCGCGATCAAATGGAACGACGCGGACGTGGAGGACGATCAGTTTTCGGTTAGCGTCGCGCCGGCCAGCGCGCTCCCGCACGATCCGGCGGGCCGTCAGGAGATGGTCTCGCAGCTCTATCAGCAGGGCATGATTTCGCAAGAGACGGCGAAGTCGCTCATCGGCTGGCCCGACCTCGAGAGCGAGATGAGCGTTGAAAATTCGGAATTCGAATACATCGACGCGCTGATCGAAAAGTACACGGACGCTGACGAGGACACATGGGACGCGGGCTCGTACGAGGCGCCCGAGGGATTCATCATCAACAAGCCGCAAGCGCTGCGTAGATTTGCGGCGGCGTGGTTCAGGATCCGCGTCGACCAGCAGACTTTGCCGAAGGACGAGGGCGCGCTTGCGAATTTCAATCTCGGCCTGCTCTCGCGCTACATCCAGGAGCTCGATCGGTTGATGAATCCGCCCGCGCCGGTCGGCGCGCCGATGGGTCCGCCCGCACCTGGCGGACCGATGCCGCCTGGAGCTCTCCCACCGCCCGCGCCCGGCATGTTGCCGGCTGGTGCAGTCCCGCCCCCACCCGGAGTAATGAATGCCGCCTGACGACGCCCCTGCTGCTGCCCCTCTAGTGCCCGCTCCTGTCGTTTTGCCGGCGGCTGACCAACCGCCCGCCCCGGCCGCTCCAAAGAGCTTTGACGAGCGCTGGAAGGCCGTTGTGGCGAAGGTGGACGCAGAGGCAGATGTTGCCGCGGCAGCACCGGCTGACAAGCCCCCCAAAGCGGAGAAAAAGCCCGCGCCGGACGTCAAAGAGGCGAAAAAAGCACAGCTCAAGGCGCTCGCTGATGAGCTCGGGATGGTGCTGGACGATTCGGGCGTGTCGACGGCGGAAGCGATCGAGATTCGGGCCGCAAAACGCCGGAATATCGAATGGAAGCAAGAGCGCGAGGCGGAATTCGCGAAAAAAGAGCAGGAATTCGAGTCAGCACACGGCGAAAAGGTCAAAAAGGCGACCGCGGTGCTCGACGCGTACGTCCGCGGCGACCCG